AGATGAACCTGAAGTTGTTCCTTACTCTACTAGATATTACACATTATCAGTTACCTCACTTACTGCAAGTTTGTCTTCAGAAGGAACACATTACGAATTGACAGCGGCACCAATAAACGATCTAGCCAAGTTAGATGATGTCAACTTAGTATCAGAACCAATTAAAATGACTGGTAAAACTGTTGGTGACATGATGCAGTCCTTGGAAGATGCTTTGAATGATCTTGGTACAGCTAAACAAAAAGACTCAGGTATTGTGCCAAATAAATTTAAGATAAAATTTATAAATGAAAAAGATGAGGAAGTACCAGCAGATGAAAAATCAACAGTTGTAACTTCCAAAATCAAAGGTACAAGAATGTTTGATTCCTTGCAAGATAGTGGCGTTAAAGATTTTTCAAAAGACAAATCACAATATAAACTTGGAAAAAAGATTGATAAAACAACTGGTGAGGATAATGCTGAAGAAAATGTAATTACACTAACTGCTGATGGAAGAATGGGAATATTGGCATTAATAGATAGTATTATTGTTGATAGTTACTTTGTGGTTGATAAAGTGAAAAAGAAATTTGAAGGCGAGTATAATAAAGAAGATGGACAATTAGATTGGTGGCGAGTGGTCCCTACTTTAGAAAACGGGGAATGGATAAATTCTTTAGGCACATATCAAAAAATAATAACATATTACATAGTTCCAAGGAAAGTACATTACACCAAGTTAACAAGTATTTTTGTTCCATCGCATGTCGCAGCCGCTAAAGATTATGATTCGTTAGTAGCAAGAAAATATGAATGGAATTATACTGGAAATAACAAAGATATTACTTCGTTTAAAATTAACTTTAACCAACTGTGGGCAAAAATAATTACCAATAATTACGGTAAAAAACCAGAAACTCAAGGTTCTTCTAATGTAACTAAAACTGACGACGGGATAGTATTAAAAAATCCAGACGGAACGTCCTTAAGAGCAAGAACAGGTAACACAGAAGGATCATATTCACTTTATAATGGAACAAATTCATTTACAGGTGGACTCAATCCGTCTTCTAAAGGTGTTGGGTTAAATGGATCTACTACTGCTTGGGGTGTTTCAACAAATTCTTCTAAGGAAAATCAAATTAGGTCAGGATCAGAAACCAACCCATTATTTGATCTTTCAAGAGACGCACACAAAATAATTAATAACCCAAACGAACAAATAATGTTAGATTTAGAAATATTAGGCGATCCAATGTGGTTAGGCACACAATTTATTGATGATGGTTCTAGAAAAACAGATTCAACAAAACTTTTTACAATTGATGGCGGCATTGCAATTAGGACAGTTGACCCAATTGTTAGAATTTTATGCTATGCACCACATGATATCAATTCTGAAGGATTTATAGCTCCTAATCAAGGGGAATCAAAACGTTTATCTTCTTACAGCGCACACTACACTGTGATACAAGTTGAATCATTTTTCAGTAATGGCGTCTTTAAACAAAAATTAAAAGGCAATAGAAATACTCAACAAGATATGGCAAAATTACAGGCTGAGGAAGATCTAAACAAGGGCGACAGATTTACTTCACAAAAAATTGATTTAAGTATTAGATAAGGAATAAAAATGTCAGTAGCTAACGCACCAACCAATTGGTTTGTAATAGAGAAAGATCCAACAGGAGGAATGTATGCCAAGTCCTTACAAGGCGGTACACCTGGAAGGTTTATTAATTTTTCTTTACAAGCAGATGGTACATTAGGAATTAATATTAGCGGATCATTAAGTGCTATTCCTCAATTAGCACAAGTTTCAGCAATTATACAAGGAATATTGGCAATTTTTGGATTGAGTCAGTCAGCACCAGAACCTACTCCACAACCAAAATATGTTACAATAGATGCAGGTGTTTCCTTAGCAACACTATTTGGAGCAAGCCAAGGGATTAATTTTTTATTACAAGTCTTAAAAGGAAAAATTAACGCAATTAAAAATTATATTACTTCTGCTGTTTCTAGCATACAAAATTTATTTGCGTGTTTTTTAAAAAATCCATTACTTGCAGCCTCCCTAATTGCAAAAATGATTAGACAAGGTTGGATTTCTTTACCAACACCAGTTAAGGCAGCGTTGGAACAAGTCAGAGATGCAATCAATAAGGTAGTTGGATTGAATATTTTAATTAATAATCCTTTAACACAATATTTGGCAAAGCTAAGAGAATGGTTGCAGTATAAATTTCCTCCTCCAATCTTATTACCCTATATACCTTATATTCCAGGATGTACAGATTCATTTTACTCAGGACGACCACCGGCAGCATTTATAGGAAAAGATCCAATCAACGCCCAAGTGCCGCCTCAAACTATCACAGTGCCAGGAGGATTTTATTCTCAAATTGAATTAGATGTTCCATTAATCAATATTCCTTTTGGTCCAGGTCCTGCGCCTAGTTTAGCACTAAGTGATGACCAAGTTGCCAAGTTACTCAATGGTTATAATCCATATGATTTATATACAGCTGGTGTATCACAAGTTGAGTTAAATGAAAATTTAATTGTATCAAATTTTCCAACTGTGTCAGCTACTAACTCTTCAGTTAGACAAGTTCAAGATAAATTAATTTCTGCAAGTAACAAAGTAGTTAATGACATTACAGTTTTAAGTAAGGATATTAGTAGATCAGGACTGATACCAAAAACTAATCCGTTAGACGACTTACTATGCCGTCCAGGGGAGTATCAGTCATGAGTGCAAAAGAGTTAGGATCCTCACCAAATTCTCCCAATAGTCACTTAAATGATGCTATATCTAATCAAGGTCCTTTAATTGCAGAAGTTGTAGACCATTTACATAATGACAAAATGGGTGCATTGCGTGTTGTGTTATATAGAGGTTCTTCTAAAGGTAAGAATCAATCTGACCTAGTAGAAGTTACGGCAGAATACTTGCCGGCGTTCTTTGGATACACTCCATACGAGGCAATGGATCCAAACAATAGAAATTGGCAAAGTTCTCAAGCAAGCTATGGTATGTGGTTTGTTCCTCCTGATGTTGGTACTAAAGTAGTTGTTATCTTTATTGAAAATAAAATGTCAAATAGATGCTTCTGGATTGGTTGTGTCCCAGAAGGCGGTATTAATCACATGGTTCCTGGCATAGCCGCATCTAAGGCTGTTGAATTAACTCCTCAAGAAAAAACTAGATTAGGTGCTGACACAGTACCTGTTATGGAAGCCAACAGAAGAATTGAAAATCAAAGACTTGATTCTATTGATGCAGTTAAAAGACCAATACATCCTTTTGCGTTAAGGTTAGCAACACAGGGTTTGTTGAAAGATCCAATTCGAGGCATTAGTACTAGTAGTGCTAGACGAGCACCTATTAGTAATGTTTATGGAATATCAACTCCTGGACCTGTAAGGGTCAATGGAAAATCATATTCTGTTGGTCCTGAAAATAAAAAGTTTGACGTCTATGCTGAGAGAGAAGGCGGTACACAGTTTGTCATGGATGACGGATATATTGGCAAAGACGAAAAAACTAAAAAAGAAGGTATACTAGATGAGCATGTTAGAATACGTACAAGAACTGGACATCAAATACTATTGCATAATAGTGCAGATTTAATTTATATCTGTAATAGTAAAGGTACAGCTTGGATGGAATTTACTAGTGATGGTAAAATTGATATTTTTGCGGCAGATAGTGTCAGTATCCACACAGAATTTGATTTTAATTTTCGAGCTGATCGTAATATAAACATGGAAGCAGGCAATAATATTAATATGGTTGCTACTAGAGGTTCTCTACATTTAGAAGCAGGCGGAATTATTGAAGGTAATGCAGGATTAGACTGTAATTTCACTGCCAAGAGCCATGTTAATTTAAATTGCGGAGGTAAAATTCGATTAACTTCTCAAGTAAACCCATTGAACCCGCTAACATCTGGAATTGATTTGTATGCACTGACTGGTAACATTAATATGTACGCCACTACCGATTTTAAAATGCAGTCATTATTAGAAATGAACATACGATCTGGACTAGGATTAAGTGTAATTTCTGGAGCTGCCACTAATATTAAATCTGTTGGCGAGTTCATTGTAGATACAGGCGGCGCCAATTATATCACAGCTCTTGGAGCCAATGTGTTTACCGCTGGCGGAGTACATTATGAAAGAGCAACTTTAATTGATATGAATGGGCCGTCCCCTGCTCCAGAGTCTGCAACTTCTGAAACTGATCTTTTAATAGCATTAGAAGCACTGACGGTATTACCAGAGCCGGCAACTGTTGCACCTGTGTTGGATACTTACGTACTCCCTTATCGAGAAGCTGATAGAAACGCACTTGATAATATGCAAAAAGGATGGGAAAATAACAATTACTATCGTCAACCTGACATAAGGAGTATCATGCTTCGTGTCCCAACCCATGAACCGTGGGATCATCATGAAAGTCTTGATCCTGCGCAATTTAAACCTGCTAAAACAGATAGAGATGGCAACTTAGCACAGAGCGTTTAAGGATAAAAATATGGCAATTAAAAAACTAGTAATCAAACCAACTTCAAATCAGGTTTCTAATTACGGCATTTCTACAGTACACATTTACAAAGGGTTTAGTAGCAATCGTCCATCACAAAACTTTAAAGTTTATGATTTTGATTGTGTTAGACAAGATTTGTTAAATCAATTTAATACTAGAAAAGGCGAACGTTTGATGGATCCAACCTTTGGAACTATTATATGGGACGCAATTTTTGAACCGTTAACTGAATCAACAAAAAACGCAATCGTTGAAGATATTAGAGCGATATTATCTAACGAGCCAAGAATTGAGCCAGAAGCGGTTAAAGTAGACGAGTATTCAAGTGGGATACTGTTAGAAATAACTGTTAGATATAAAGTAACAGATCAAAGATCCAATATAAAATTATCTTTTGATAGGGATATTGGTTTGATAGTAGATTAAACACGCACATAATTTTTAAAATAAATATGGATATCGGAGATTGACTCACAATGGCTAGCACAGAAAGACAAAACACGTTATTGGTCGCTGAAGATTGGACCAAAATTTACCAAACATTTCAAAACGCTGATTTTAAATCCTACGACTTTGAAACAATTCGTAGGAGTATGATCGAGTATCTACGTCAAAATTATCCTGAAAATTTTAATGATTATATTGATAGCAGTGAGTATGTTGCACTTATTGATATGATAGCGTTTCTAGCACAAAGTTTAAGTTTTAGAGTTGACTTAAATGCTAGAGAAAACTTTTTAGATACTGCTACTAGAAGAGAAAGTATTCTAAAGTTAGCAAAATTAATCAGTTACAACCCAAAAAGAAATCAAACATCAAACGGGCTATTAAAAATTGTTTCAGCAAGTACAAGTGACAATATTATTGACTCTAACGGAACAAATTTATCTAATAAGATTGTAGTTTGGAATGATGGAACGAATCCAGACTGGTATCAACAATTTACTTACATAATGAATTCTGCAATGAGTTCTGCATCATTTGGCAGACCAAATGCTAGACAAACTATAGATGGTGTTGTTAATGAACAATACGATTTAAGTGTCATTTCAGCAGATGTTCCTGTGTTTTCTTTTTCTAAAACAATTGGCGGGATACCTATGAATTTTGAAATTATAGGGTCATCAATTGTTAATAGAACTTCTATTGGAGAACAAGATCCAAAAATTGGATCTAATTTTGGATTAATTTATAAGAATGATAATAAAGGCAGCGGAAGTAAAAACAGTGGTTGGTTTGTACAATTTAAAGAAGGATCGTTGCAAAGTAGCGATTTTGTAATAACAAATCCAATGGCAAATGAAGTTATTGGGGTTGATGTTGAAAATATTAATAACTCAGATGTATGGTTGTACGAATTAGATGCTAATGGAACATTATCTAATATGTGGACTAAAATAGATTCTGTTGGCGGCACAAGTGTCATTTATAACAATATCAAAAACAAAGTTAAAACTACTTACAGTGTGTCCACAAGAGAAAATGATCAAATTGATTTGAATTTTAGTGACGGTGTTTTTGGAAAACTTCCTGCTGGTAATTTTAGATTGTATTATAGGACCAGTAATGGATTAAGTTACGTAGTTAGTCCTCAAGATATGAATAATATTCAAGTAAGGATGCCTTATACCAATAGTGCTGGGCAATCACAAACCTTGTCTATTATTTTAAGTTTACAAGCAAGTGTTTCTAATAGCTCACAAAGCGAAACTAATCAAAGCATTAAGCAAAATGCTCCTCAAATGTATTATACTCAGAATAGGATGATTACAGGAGAGGATTATAACATTTTACCTATTACTTTAAATCAAGATATTATTAAAGTAAAATCTATCAATCGAGTTTCGTCTGGAATATCAAGATATTTTGAAATTAATGATCCTA